CACGATGTCCTCGGTCAAATCGGGGTAGGCCACGAAAACGTCGCCCGGTGAGGCAAAGCCCATGCTGCCGTAGTTGGACGCGCTGTAGTCGCCGCTTGTAGCCGTGCAGCGCCAGCAGGCCGTAACAACAACGTCGGTGTGCAAGTCGGTTTGCGGATTCACGATCATCTGTTCAATTTTCCAGTTAGCCATTGTCCGTCTCCTTCTGTTCGGCTTGCGCTTTTACTTGCGCGTCAATCTTGACCAACAACGGCCACGCGCCGCTGCTCGTCGGGAGTTGTCCCAATACTTGCAGGATGGCCTGCACCTCCTCGGGTGTAAGGTCTAGTTTCACTTTGCCTCCAATGCGGCGAGTCTGGCGCGAACCGCTTGCAACTCTGCAATCAACAGCGGCACCAGCACCTGATGATCCATTTGCTGATACACGGCGTTACCGTCCTTATCCACGGCATCCTTTTCACCCGAAACGGCATACGGCACCACGGCTTGCGCTTCGTGGGCAATCATCATTGGGCGTTCCAACGTCGCGCCGTGCATCTTGCCGCGATATACCTTCAGCGCATCAATTGTTGCGCCAGCATCGCCCCATGCGCCGTATACGTCTTTGGCGCGGTAGTCAGATGTGATGTTGTATGCAACCTGTCCTGCGCCACGGTTGTAAGTAATGTTTCCGCGTAAAGTTGCGGCGCCTTCCGTGTAAAAATCTATAAAATCATTATCACCAGTCGTTGCGCTATTCCATACCGAAATCGTGTCGTTGGCAGATTGCGTCATCTGAACGACGAATCCAGACCCCGTTGTTGCATAGGACGACAACGGTGATGCGGTTGCGTTAATTCTCCCCGTAGTGCCGCAATACACTTCACCCGCAAAATAATTCGCCGCCGTCCCCGCTGCATAGAAGTTCCAGCGGTTTGAGCCAGAGGCGATGTTGCTGTAGAAGCCGTAGTTGTTGGTGGCTCCGGTGAGGGAGGAGTCAACAAGAAAGCCGTATTGATTGGTTACGGTTGCAGACGCGCCTTTAGTGCCTTGATACGCTCCAAAGTGAATCCAGTTGGTAAGCGTAAAAGATGCGTTTTCTACGGACGTATTTGATTGATAAGAAAGCGCAAAGCCGGTGCTAGAACTGGGTATTGTTCCTCGCACATTTAAGCCTAGCGACGTATTGCTAGACGAAGGCAAAGTTCCAAGTACGTCTAATTTTGTAGTTGCCCCCGCCGTCCCGCCAATGCCGACGTTGCCGGTAGAGCCTATAACTAGAGCATCGTCATAAGCACCAGCATTGATTTTAAATGGATAGCGGGTGTTTGTTCTGTCCAGCAAAAATAGTCCATTGCCGTCAGTCGCAATTTGATAATTTTTATTTCCTGACGCGCCAACATTTATGTTTCCTGCGACGTCTAACTTTGTCCCCGGCGACGCAGTACCAATGCCGACGTTGCCGGAGGAGTCAATAATCATCCGTTGGGTACCAGCGGCTGCCTCATACAATCCGGATGAAAACGCTAAAGCACCGCCGCTAGTGACGGACATTCCATACCTAACTGGACTTCCGCCGTTGTAATTCTCTAATGAAATGGCTGGCGCATCCGATCCGCCAGTTGTTCTTCCTTGAAATGTAACCCCATATTGAGTGTTCCCCGGATTGTCCGCTTTGATCGGAGTTTTAGCGGATGCAGTTGGGGAAACAACATGAAGCACAGATGATGTTGGCGACGCAGTACCAATACCGACGTTGCCGGAGGAGTCAATGGTCATCCTCTGCGTGCCACTAGTCGTCGTATTGTTCGCTGCGGTATAAAACTTAATTGTAGTAGCAGCGTTAAACTCGCCTAAAGCGCCGCCGATTAGGATGTTGTTATCGGAACTGCTGGACTGTACTGCAAACCCAAGAGCAGGCTCTTCTGCGTTGGTGTAATGCTGGGTGGCAAACGTACCGTATTTTTCTGCGGAGTTTGTTTCCGAGTTAGCAACGATAAACTGACCGCCAGACAATGCGTCAAGGACATGGAGTCGTGTAACAGGCGACGCAGTACCCAGACCCAGATTCCCATCCGTGGTCAGCCGCATACGCTCGCTGCCGCCTGTGAAGAAGGTCATGGGCAGGTAGGTGCCGGTGCCAAGAATGTTGCTGTCTATTCTTACGTCTGTACCACCGTTTAATGAAATACGTGCGACAGACGTATCGGCTGCGGTTGATGCGCCGTAAGCCAAAAATCCAGATGTAACTGAACTTCCGTTAGGCAAAACACCAACAACCGTTGGCAAGTTTGCTCCGCTGTTTTGGAACAGCACGCGGTTTAAATGAGTTGCGTTGCCAAAATCGCCCGTGATGCGCTGGCCGGTGGACGAGAAGGTGAGGTTGCCGGACGATAGCGTAGTGCCGGCGAAGCTCGGGCTGCTGCCGGATTGATACTTGTCGTTGTTTAGATTGTTAAAGTTCGCGTCGACCTCGTTATGGGTCAGCGGCGAACCTTTACCTGCACGGGTGACGATCGTCGACATGAAACCCCCTATCAGGCCAAGGTGATGTCAAGATCACCGATCTCAACTCGGAACACGTCTCCCGATGCAATCGCCTTGGAGGCAGTCAGCGCGCCATGCGCCAAAAGGTTCCCGCTCGTCAGTTGGTCGAGGATACCAACGTGCGTAATGGTGCCCCAGCTCGAGCCAGCGACGGGAAACTCCACCGCCGCGCTGTTGCTCGCCGTGTCGGCAGTCACCGTGAAGGCAATCGTCTGGCGAGCGTATGCCGTGCCAGAGCACTCGGTGCCAGTGTTACCGTCGCCGGGGTCAGAGGTGTAAAGCGCCAGATACAAAGTCGCCGGTGCGCTGTATGGCACGCCACCAAAGACGTGATCCAGAACCTTGTTCTCGAGATAGTTTGAAAATGCACTCACGGGATCACCCTCGTTGGTTTAACGGTCATTGCCAGACGGCCACCACTAAACGAGGCACGCTGGTCTTGCACGATCATCTCTTCGATGGCCTTCTCATACAGCGAACCCCACACCGCGATACGCTCATCGTCGCGCAGGTAGGGAGCCGCTTGCAGCAGCGAGCCATAGAGGTACACGTCAGGAAACTGCGTCAGCAGCCAGTTGGATGTGACAGAGTCCGAGAGCTTCTCGAGCTTCGCCACATACGTCAGCTCGCCGGTGTATCCGGTATCCGGCGCCGGCAGCACTTCAAACTGACCGCCGACTGCCGAGAAATACTGCGGCTTGCCGGTGGTCGTGTAGATCCACTTCTTGGCGTCCATCTCGTCCTGCGAGATAAACACCAGCGGCTGCGTTGGAGAGGTTGAGGTTAAGATCAGAGACTTTGCCGAGATAAAGTCCGAAGGCACCGCAAAGAATGCCGTGTCAACTGTGGCAGTCGCACGCTTCACCAGCTTCTGGATCGGAATGCGGCGCTCGATCTGCGCTTCGGCCAGCGCAATGAAATCAGGGATGACCGCAGTGAGATCATCCCTGTTCAGCCAGTCGGCAATCGAAGTTCTCAGTGCGCTGTATGTGTTAAGAGCCATTCTGTTGCTCGTCCTTTACTGCCCATGCGCCCTGTAGTGAGTATTCAAAGGTGCCGATGTGTTTGACCTCTTGCGATAGCGCGTGGTCAATCAGCACCTCGTACCCTGCCTCTCTTGCCTTGCGACAAAAGAACACGTCTTCACCAATGTAGTGGCCGCCAACCGTGCTGTATGGAATCGCGAACCACGGTTGCTCGAGCTTCTCGAACACCTCGCGCTTAACCATCATCACACCCATGCCGACATAATCGACAGGTTGCAACCCCTCTTGCCCCGGCTCGGTGTAGACCCTGCCGACGCCCTTCTCTCCGCCGTCCATCATCGCCACCGGCTTTACCGGCATCCGTCTCGTGGCGTAGTTCGCCGAGACGATGTCTTTGTCGAGATCCATCATGTATCCGATGGTCTCCTTCGGGAACCGCATGTCGGAGTCCAGCCACAGGAGAAAGTCCACCTTCTCCTCTAGCGCCTGCCGCGCAAGTTCCGTTCTCTGGGAGGCGATCAGCGTGCCGTGTGACGTATAAAGGATCACACGGTCGTCTGTTGTCGCGGTGTGGTATGACATGGCTCGGGCCAGGTCATACGCAAATGAAGTCATCACAGTGTCCCGCGCTGGCACTAGGATGGCGACTGAGCGACTCATACGCGCCCCGGCCGAGTGCGGAACAGTTGGTTGTCTCGATCGTTCAACCAAGCCTTCATCTTCTTCGGATCGTCGATGATGCCTTGGTTCTTGAGACGGTAGAAGAGCGCCATCGGAATCGAGGCTACCTTGCTCCACTCGCCCCATCTGGTGCGCTCGTCCGTGTTATTGAACTGCGCCTTGTTCTGCTCAATGATGTCGCCAACTTCAAAGACCGTTTCAATCTTTGCTTCGTCTTTGTCGGCGTCGTAATGCCACCACTTGGTGGTGCCCGTCATCGGGTCGTAATCGAATAACCGTTTGCCGGTAGAGTTCATGCGATCCTCAACCTAGGGGTGCCGGCAAAATTACCGGCACCCCCAAGTTTACATCATCATGATCAGGTCGTGGTCAAGTCAGCCGCGAGACCATGAGCGGCCTCGGTGTTGACCTTCAAGCCCCACTCCACGAGGATCATGCGCTTCTCGGCGTCGCCAGTCTTGGCAAGTTCCACCGTCTGGAACGGACGCAGGAAGGCGACGCTGGCGTACTCAGGATCAAGCACGAAGGCGTCACGCTCACGCTGGAAGCGGTTCGGGACAACCGACACGGCACCGAAGTCCGAGACGTACACATCGGCCGCGCCGATGATCACGCCCGGCTTGTTGCCGGTAACTTCGCGACGGATCTCCGCAATACCCGCGAAGCCCGAGACGCGCTGCTTGTTGACCGGGCCAACCATCAGCACCTTCGGCGTACCGCCAGCCGTCCACACCTTCTGAATCACGCTCTTCAGGATCGTCTCCGTGAAGGTGCGCTGATCAGCGGCGAGGGCGTCCGTGCGGGTCGCGTTCGGCTGCGTTGTGTAAGACGGGTCAGCACCGCTCGTTCCCTTGTCCGTGTTCGTCTTCAAGAAGGCGAGCAACGAACCAGTCTTGCGGATAGCAGTCGAGACGCCAGCCGAGCCACCCGAGGAGGCTTGGTTGGTGAGCATGATGCTCTCCATGTCGCGCTTCAACTCGGCAGAGCGCTTCGCGAGCTGGTAGGCCAACTCCGAGCGACGGCCTGCCTTGTCCACCGACTCGAGCGTGCCCGAGAGGATGAGCGTCTTGCGGCTGACCTGCGTGTAGTTGCCAAGGCGAACCGTGGCCGAAGTCGAGTCGTAGGCCGAAACATCGTCACCTTCGATCTGCGCGTTGGTCGTCGACGCAGCGGCGAGCGAGTCCGTCTGCCACTCGAAGAACGTGTTCTTGACGCTCTCGCGGCCGATGTTCGACATGAACGGGGTCTCTTCGGGCGAGATGTTGTAGATCACGTTCGAGAGAGATTCACGGATACCCTTTGCGTTAAAGGTATCGAAAGTATTACTAGTCTGGGACATTTCCTGTTACCTCAATCCAAAAATTGTTCAAAGATAGCAGCAGCGTCTTTAGTGCTGCCGGTTCGTTGGAGTTTGGAAAGAGCCTCGCGAGATCGCACTGACTTGGTAGTGACAGGCACCGTAAC